GGGTAAAAGCTCTTTGAGCATCTGCGCTCTGCTTATAGTCATCTCAAATTACTCCTTTAAACGCCTGTAGTATTGCCGTATTGATGACCAGCGTTCCACTTGCAAATTGCTTCGGTGTAACCACCAGAAGTATTGCGAGTTTCTTCAACTAGACTCACGACTCGTACAGGAAAAGTGTTAGTAGTCGCAGACGTATCATCAGCAGACACACGAGATACACCGTTAATAGTGTCTCCTGCGGTTTGCGTGATTTGTAGGTTTGCGCCTATGTCGGTTATTGCTAAAGAACTGATAACCACACCCGAAGATGTAATTGCAATCTTGAACAATACGTTAGGGTCATCAACAATGTATGCTACTGCATCCGTTGCTACTTGACTTGCAGGCCAATAGTTTTGAAACCGTGGCCCCATTGAAGCGTCCGTAAAAGAACACCCAATAAATATTCCGTTAGGAGTGCAAGCAGTAGTACCTGTATCTTTTTCTACAGTACCACCTGTAACGCCTTTAACGATATCACCCTGAAATATAGTTGTACCATATTCAGACGCAATACCTTTCTGGGTAAATCCCCCATTATAAGAGCGTTCGCCTACTAATCCTACGGGGACTAGGCCATAAGGCCCGTCAACGCTTGGATATGCCATTTTTAAGCTCCTTTGCTTATAAACAGAAAGTTAACGTGACTGTTTATCCCTTGCCAAAGTCTGTTTTCGTTTTGCGTTCATTGAACAGTGGCATGCGGGGGTCTTGGTCACGCATATAGTTATTATCGACGGCTTTCATTACATCTCCAGTTTTCTGGGAGTAATGCTCGTCCCTCTGTCTAGTAAGCTCCTCATCAGTTTTGCAGAGAAGCAGCCCACCAATCTCTATCGAATCCTCAAATTTACTGTCGTGGTCAACCATTGCCATAGCTTCTGGATGTTCAGATGCCTTTACAGGTTCCCAACCTTCCCTAAACTTAGCGGATACATTCTTAGCATCAGGCACTCCCATAGTGCTAGTGCGAACAAAGCGATAGGAGTACCCATCTTCCTTGTTTATTTCAGGCAGTATCTCAGGAGCTTTCCATTGTTTTGGTCGTTCCTGCGTAGCGCGACTTTCAACATCCCGCTTAGTTCGATTTACTCGACTTTTTGGTTTTGTTTCTTCCATTACGCTGTACCTTCTAGTTTTAGTTTTTCACGTACATAGTCTTCGGGGGTTAATCCTAGACGATGCGCCAGTCTAACTTCAGAATCCTTTAGCACTACTTTCTTTGATTTGGTAGTACGCTTCGCAGAAGATACAACAGTTTTTGCTTTCGCTGCAGTACGGGGTGACGCATCTGCTTCTGGTGTCTCTCCTTCAAATTCTTCTGGAAATCTTAACCGCATTTCTTTGTCAATGCTACTATAATATTCATCTGAGTCTACATCAGGGTCAATACCTTGCGATACTAAGTCCTCGTGCATCCCAAATGCAAAACTTGTCATCTTACGATTAGTACCCCACCAAGACTCGTTTTTCTTTTGCCAAGCTAGGGCTTTACGGTCTATTTGAGGCTGTTGTTCTTGTTGTTGGGGTTGAATATTCCACCCTTCGTTTTGTTCGGCTTGTTCAACCTCTCCATATTGCCGTTCGTAATTTTCTGCTGCATGGAGCCTAGATTGCGCTGATACCATTTTAGCTTGTGCATCAGCTACTTGATCAGCTTCACCCGCCTCAAACGCTTCTTTATACATTTTTGTAGCAAGCTGTAGCTCATGTTCTGCAGAAGATTTACTATTCTCCATAAGAGCTTCTTCGCCTTTGTTAAGGTCAGCTCTGAACTTTTTGTTTTCTTCTTGCTGTTGTTTAGCATATGCAACTGCTGCGTCACGCTCACGTTGAGCTTCTTCTTTAGCCCTACGTTCGTCATGCCACACTTTTTTAAGTTGTTTAGCTTTTTCTACGGAATATTCTTCAAGCTCGTCTTTTTCGAGAGTGTCCACAATTTCTTCTGGCATAGGCTCTCGATCACGGTCTTCTTCGGGGGTGTCGTCTTCAACGACAATTTCAAATTCTTCTTCAGCAACTTCGGGGGTTTCTACAACTTCTTCCTCAACTGCTTCATTCTCTAATGCGGTTTGTGGCATTACACTATCCTCTTTTAGTTAAAATTATTGTCTTTGTATTCCTCGTGGGTCATCAACTACTGCTTCTATAGAATCATCATTTATTAAACGAAAGGCTTTGCCATGTATATTTATCTTAGTCCCTGTGTGGGGTCTAACCAATACAAAGTCACCTTCTTTGCAGTAAGGGCCACTAGGAAACCTGCTTTCATCTTTATAGCAGTCTGTACCTAACTTAACTACAAATAACACTGTAGCCAGTATTTCTTCGTTTTTAATGGTTTCTTCTGTTTTAATAATACCATTATCAAATTTGTCTTCTATGTCAGGAATAGCGCAGAGGATGCGGTATCCTTGTGGTTCTGGTAGTTGGGTTGCTGTTGCAGATTCATCTATAGGAGCTACATTACTCATTAATCTTCCTCAAAGTTTGATTCTAGTTCAGTAATATACTCCATAATACTGCGTAGTGCACTAATGTTTCCACACACATAATTATATTCTGAATGATCTTTAATGCTGCCACTACTTAGCTTATCAAGTAATAGTGTTTCTTTAATATCTATTTCTTTTTTTAATACTTCAAAAATGGTCATTGATTGTTAGACCCATTATTTTTGCCTGCTGTAACAGCTAACTTAGCACCTTCAATTAGTTGTTGTACGTTTAGAGCGCCTTCTTTAGCTACTCCGTCAGCCATAAGTTTTTGTAGCGCTTGTCGTTCATCAGACTCTAATTTAGCTGCTTCTATCTGAAGTTCTTTCATAGCAATTTCATTGTCAGCTTTGTCTTTAGCAGATTTACGCTCTAACTCACCTTGTTTAAGTTGAAGTTCTTGTTGCTGCATTTGCACCATAGGGTCTTGCGCTTTTTGTTGCGCTTCCTGTTGTTGCGCTTCAGACATGTTTTGTTGTAGTAACTGGTCAGATGCGTCAGCCAACAGTCGGGACAGTTGTACTTCTATTTCTGGCGGCAACTGCTCATCTTGCGGTGGCAACGGTGTACCTAGTTGTTCTTCAATTTGGATTCTATATCCTAACGCTAAATGCTCTGCTATGTGCGTTTGTAGCGCTGCACCAAATTTTTCTGCGTTAGGGTTGTTTGCCATTAATTTTTGTACAACTGGATCTTGCATAGCGTTCATGTGAACTTTGATATGAGACTCATGATCTTGGTGTAAAAACGCTTTAGCGGGTTTATTAGAAATGATGTCCATATTTTCAGAAACTGGGTCTTTAGGTTTTTGATCCTCTTCTGTAGGCACGAGCTTATCGACATTTTGTACTCCTATCGTTTGCAACATCTGTTTGTGTAACTGTGGTAAATCATATAATTCTGGTGATGTCTGTGCTAACTGCAATACCGTTTGATACTGTACTACTTTTTGCGCCATCGTAGAAGAATTAGGATTAGACACAGGCACAATCTCTACCATATCGTAATCTGCGCGTTTAACTGACCTATTTCCTTGAGATGGTTTGTAAGCATAGTTAGCTGGTGTATTGTCTTTAATAATCTCTGCAAGTAATTGAAACTCTTGTTTCATCGCTGCGTGTACACGCGCTTGAACCGAAGACATAACTTTTAGTGTGCGTTCTAATATCGCAAGGGTTGTACCAACAGGTGCTTGGGTAGACATATCGCTTGCTTTCATATCAGAGATAGAAGCAAAGCGTCGTCCTTCTTCAACGATATTCTGCATCAGTTGGAAAAGAACCTGACTTGGCTCTTTGTACGGCAACGTCATAATGTTGTCGCGGATAGTCCCACTGGCTACATCAACATCTCTAAACTCTGCAGGAGATATCGGTGTGTCATCGCCTTTAATTCGCATACCTTTAGTCTTAAACCCGCCCGGTAAATTAGACAGGGTTCCTGCATCAACAAGCTGTCTAATTAAAGACGTGCCTGACTTAGCAAACGAACCTAGTAGATGTACTAACCCAAACGCATAAAAGCCAAATCCCGGAATGTACGGGTAGTGAATAAAGTGTTGACGTTTGTTTTTAGCGTCATCGTCCTCTACCCAGTTGCGTCTAATAGCCAATATTTCTTGTGAACTTTTTTCTATGGTTACTACGTAAGGCAATGCAATGCCTGTCTCGTCCCCATCCTCGTCTGTGTCTTCAAACCCTTTTAGGTCTAGTTCCACGTGAAACTCTAATATTTTATAGCGGTCATCGTTGGTTGCGCTAAACCCCATGTTCTCTGCTATCTTCTGTTCTACGTCATCCAGTTCATAGTCGTCAGGAGACCCTAGCTCAACATCGCTGTAGAACCCAGCAGCTTGAAGTTTTTTAACTTCGTTTTCGGTCTTCCGCATAATATGCGTGACTCGTTCTGCTGAATCGAGACTACTGGCTCCATAGGGAACCACGATATCTTCGGCTGGTACGTATATAGAGACTGGGCGATCAACAGCGGGATCATAGTAAACTTTCTTAAACGCATTACCCGACAGTCCTAAACCCCATAACATTCTTTCGTGTTCACCACGATACTCCGGCATCTTGTCCGTTATATAGTGGTTCATGTTTTCTGCTACGTTAGAAGCAGCTTCTAAATTCTCTGGTGTTTCTTTGCCAATAACTTTGGTCTTAACAGGGCCACCGGGAGGCATTGTTTCCATAATCGTTTCGGATTGAAACTTAACCAGCGCTTCAGACAATAGTGGATGATAAACGCCGCAAGCTCCTGCCCACGGCTCACTTCGATCTTCTATCTTCAAACCCAGTAATTCTAACCCATCTATATAAATTTGTAGCCAATCTTTTCTGGCACTAAGGTCGCCATCAAAGTCAGACATTAACTCAGAGGCTATGTTTTCTAATTCGCCATCTTCGTCATCAAATTCATCAACTAGGTTTTCGTAAAAATCTTCGCCATCAGGCAAATCAACTTCTACAGTAAGTCCACCTTCACCACTTATACCTATCTCAACAACCGTTCCCATATCTTCTTGCGGTTCTTGAAACTCTGATACAGGTCTTCCATCAGGTAAGACGATCTCTAGTTCTGGTTTGTCTGCCATATCTATTACCTGCTCCTTACAGCTCTAGTCTTACCGCGAAGTGCAACACCATCTATACCTTTTTTTGCAACTCTAGCTGCAGGTTTTCTAGTTGTTTTTTTAGCTGCAGTTTTTTTCTTAACTAAACCACCTTTTTTAAACGTAGAAAACCTTTTTCTATTTTGTTCACTTTTTTCTCTTTGCAAACGTATGTTTTTTTCAGTTAGTGTTTCAGGACGATTTGCTTCTATTTCTGCTTTTTCCTGTCGCTTTTTCTCTCTTTCTTGAGTTACTTTAAGCTGGGCTTTTCTTTTTTCTTCAGCTTTAGCTAACCTAGCAGCTTTTTGAGCTTCCAGTCTTGCTTTTTCTTTAGCTTGAAGTTCTTTAAATTTGCCAGAAATCGAAGAACCAATCCCTGTAACAAACTTTTTAACTTTTGCCCTTTGTGCAGCACCTTTTTCTGCGGCCGCAGCTATTCTAGCTTTATTTTCTATTCTAAATCTTGCGGCTCTTTCTTCTTGAGTTTCGCCTACATTAGATTTATTAGACGGTTTTACTGCGGTTGTTTTATCGGGCGTTGTTTTTTGTGTAGCATTTTGGGTTGTTCGTTCTTGTTGTATCGGTGTTTTTGATGTTGTTGTCTGTTTTTTTGGTGTTACTGTCGGTGTTGGTTTTTTATCTATTGTGCCTACACCCACACGAGAAGTGTTAGACCTATCTCTTACGTTTACTGGTTTTTTAGCGTCTTCTTTCTTTTTCTTTCTGTTCGCTCGTTCTTCAGCGCGTTTTTTCATTTCGTAATAGTTTTTTTCCGAAAGACTACCGAAACCACCTTTCTTGCCTCTATACCTATCTACCATTATCCTATCCTTAGTAATATAGCGTACGATTCGTGTTAGCTTTGTACCGTCTATACTCTCTCGTACTGTAGTAATCTTCTGGCTCGTCCAATGATGTTTGGACATAACCCCCTTTTCTAAAACGCATTAACGCCATAGACGTAGAATCCACATAGTCATCATGCTCCCCAGCAGGGAAACTTGCAACTTCCTCGATCACTTCTTCTGCCCATCGTGTCGGAGGATACCATACCTTACCCGATGCAAATATATCGGATACTGCATTTAATCTGGATATCTTGTCATTTCCTCGCGTCGGTGTAAACTCCTGCACAGGTACACCCATAGCTCGCAGCTCATAAATAAGCGGCGCACCACTGGCTTTTTTCTCAATAATAATGCTGTCAGGCTCCCACTCTTTGTACTCTTGCATTACCAAGCGTTTGAGTTCTGGAAACTCTAGCCTGTCTCTAACCGCGTTTAGCAATATCAAGTTTGGCTGCGGCACACCTAAATTCTGTTTGGTTCTGTCGTATTCTTCTTCGGACTCGTATTCTTCTGGGTGGTCGGTTGCTTGGTAAAATATACCCCATACAGTACATGCGCTGTAGTCAGCTCGATTGTGTTTTTCAAACGCGGTATCCCACGACATCAGTATAAAATCACAAGGCGGTGGTCGCTCGCCTTCCCAGACTTTCCACCAGTCTCGTTTGACAATCGCGCTCGCTTCACTTGTCGGTTCTTGTTGATACTGTGCCATCCACTTACTATGTGGTAACTCATTACGTAAACTTGCTAATTCTTCTAGCGACCAAAACTCAGGCCACAGCGCATTACCAGAAGGCATGATTGCTGGAAACTCAATTACTCTCCATTCTTCGCCGTCGCGTTGCATACTGGATTTAAGCACTTGCCCTGTCAGGTCACGCTTACTCCATCTTGTCATTACGACAACAATAGCACCGCCCGGTTGGAGTCGCTGTCTAGGGCCAGACGTATACCACTCGTAAGTCTTGTCATATATGTCTGGATTTATCTCAGCCAGCGTTGCTTCTTGCTCTGAGTGTGGATCGTCGATAATCAGTAGGTCTGCACCCTTACCTGTAACAGCACCGCCCACACCAATCGCAAAATAGTCGCCACCTTTGCTGGTATTCCACCTTCCGGCTGCTTTTGAGTCAATTTGTAGCGCGGTTTCGGGAAAAATGTCCTTATATTCCGCCTGACCCACCAAATTACGCACTTTACGACCAAATCCAACGGCAAGTTCTGCTGTATGTGACGTTTGAATGACCTTTTTGTGAGGAAATTGCCCTAAAAACCATGCTGGGAGCAAATAACTCGCAAATTCTGACTTAGTATGACGTGGTGGCATGTTAACAATCAGCCTTTTGCACTTCCCACTAGCTACATCCTCAAAAGCCTCTGCCATGATCCTATGATGTCGCCCCATAATGAAGTCAGGCCACATTTTATCTACAAATTGTAAGAAATTTGTCTTAGATTTTTCTTTTGACAGCAGGGTTTCGTAGTCTTCTAAGTCATTAAGTATGCTTTGTTGTTCTTTCGGCGATAGTGTAGGCAATACTTTAAGT